CGCCCCTGCCGCGCCTGTTGGGCCCGTGTAGAAGGTGATTCCGCCGCCCCCGACAGCAATCATGGACGCTGCGGCGGCGCCTTTCAGCTTCCACGTGCTTGAAGTGTCGTAGTACCAGTTCTGCGCGAGGTAGAGGGCGGCTCCATTGGATGCAACCGCGGTCGTGCCGGTCATGTCCATGGATCGCATGCTTGCGTGCCAGCCGTAGGTGCCCCCGCCTACACCCAGGTGAGCCTCGCCGGACGTAGTTCCGAGCACCCGAAGGCGCTCGCCGCCATTCGTGGCGATGAGAAACGGCACATCATCGGTGGTTCCAACGCGAGCATCGATAGAGCTGTTCGCTTGGAGGTACGCCGTGGTGCCGTCCGTATCGGTCGAAATCGATGCGATGACGGTCTGACTGCTTGGGCCGTAGGCGACCATCTTGTAGGTGCCCGGCACGCTTGTATTGCCGACTACGAAAGCGCCCGCCGCCGTGAACCCGCCGCGCAGCGCGCTGTTGGTGGAGAAGAAGAGCGGATGATTCGTGTTCGTCCCGAGTTGTCCCTGCAGCGCGGCATTGGCCGTCATTTCAACGATCACCCCGCTCGCATCCGTCGACTGAGCGCGGAAGCGTGCTGACGCTCCCGGTTGAGTAGCGTGGACCGCCACCGCCGGCGTGGTCGTGCCGATGCCGAGACCGGTCGACGTCAAGCGCATCTCCTCGGCGCCGCTCACGGCAAAGCCGATGCTGTTGGTGCCCGGCCGATAGAACCCGCTGTCGAGGTCGGCCGCAAACGTGATTGCTGGGCTTGCCGCGGTACCGTCGTCGAACTTGCCCGCACCCGGGCCGGCCGCGATGCCGCTGAACGTGGAGATCAGCGTCGCAACCTGCTGCGCGAGGGTGCGCAGGTAGTCCATCGTCGGCGCGATGCTGTAGGTCTGCCCGCTTGCCGTAGAGCCTCGATAGGTCTTCGAGAGGGTCAGGCTCGTGTCGCTGTTGACGCTCTGGATCTCGTAGACGCCGTTGTCGGGGCCGACAAAGATGTTGCCGGCGGCGGTGTTGGCGACAAACGCCGTGCCCGTGCCGGTGACCGTGGCGTTTCCGTTGGTGACAGCGACCGTGCCTTGCTTGTACCAGCTCATGATTGCCCTTCAGATGTCCAGCGCGTCGAGCTGCGCGCGAAGCGCGACGTTCGTCGCATCGATGTCCCGGAGGTTTTGCACGGCGTCAGCCGGCGGCGTAGTGCCGTCGATCAGCGCGAGCAGCACTTCGCGCACCGATCGGTCCTGGTTGTGCGCCGTCTCCGACGTGCGCATCTCGACCTTCAGGCTGTCCGCCTCCGCTTGGGCGACAGCCTCGTCCGACCGCGCGTCGTACCACTCGCTGTTGTCGCGGTCCCAAGTCATGAAGTCTGGGCGCGGCGTCGGGTAGGGCACGAAGTCGCCGTCAGGGTCCACGTAGTGGCTGCTGTCGGTGACCTCGCCGGTCGGGTCTTCGAGCACACCCTGCCCGTCGGCGAGCGCGTCCTCGACCTGCGCGATGTCGTCGGCGCCGGCAATCTGCAGGACCATGCCGGTCGTGGTGTCGTAGATGGCAAATGCCTTCATCGGGTGATCCCCAGGACGGTCATCGTTCGCGTCGAGGTACCGAGCACACCGAACGGGCTGTTGTTCTGCGTCTGCGTCAGGGTGTAGACGGCCGCGCCGCCCGGCGTGTCCGCAATCGTGTAGCCGGTCAGCCCCCGACCCGAGTACGGCGCCCAGGTGGCGATGGTCGTGCCGTTGCGCTTGATGTGATAAATCGGCACGACGGTGCTCGAGGATCCGCCGCCGCCGTCGCCGGTGCCATCGGGGACGTCAAGGCCGTAGAAGAGGGCCGTGACGACGACCACGACGGAACCCGTCGCGCCGGGGTTGATGGACGGCGCGGTCAGGATGACGCCATCGGTGCCGAACGGCGCGTTGGCCGAGCTTCCAGATGAGGCATAGACCGGGTTAACGATGCTCCGGCCGGCCAGGACGAGAGAGTTCGCGGTGAGCGTGCCATCGAAGGTTCCGCCTGCCGCCGACAGGTCCCCGGAAAACGTCCCGTCGACACCAGACAGCGTGCCCTTGATCGTGAACGTCGAGCCGTCCCACGTAATGCCCTTGGCCGAGCTTCCTAGCGAGAACTTCCAGACCCCGCCGACGTTGCCCATCCAGAAACCGGTTCCGGTGGCGTAGGTGCTCTGCCCGCCGCGGATGAAGCCCGTTGCGTCGAGCGTGATGCTGCCCGAGGTGATGGCGCCCATGTCGGCGTTGATGGCCGAGAGGTCGGCAACGCTGATCTTTCCGGCCGTGACCGAGCCGGCCGCCAGCATCGTTGCACTCACGTAGCCGGCTGAGATCTGCCCAGCGAGGAGCGTGCCGCGGATGTTCGCGAAGCCGAACTCGGCGCTGCCGTTACCTTGGATCTTCCATCCGGTGCTGCCGGAGACGAACCCGGTGCTCTGGATGTAGCTGCCGACCGTCAGCGACCCGGCGTTGATCTTGGCCGCCGAGAGGTTGGCGATCATCGCGTCGTCGATCCACGCGGTGCCCAAGCGGGCAACAGGCGTGGTCAGATCGAGGATGTAGGCGGCGTCCATGTAGACGCCAGCCGGGTAGGACACGCCGTTGATAGTCCCCGGGGTCGTGCGCACGATGAATGGGACCGCTGGCGTGATGCCGGGACCGCTCGGGCTCGCCACAGAGAAGCTGTCGGCCCGGACGATGAAGCTCGAGAACGGCGCCGCGCCGACTGCCGTCGATGCCAGGCCAAAGCCAGACACGTAGTCGTTCGTGTCGATCTTGACCGTGTACTGCGCAAACAGGCTGCCATCGGCATTCGCGCGCGCCGTCGCTTCGGTCGCGATTGCGGTGCTGTTCGTGCCGACCTGCGCGGACAGGGTCGAGACGGTCGAGGAGATGGCTGAGTCGCCGTTCGCGCGTGCCGTCGCCTCGTTCGCGACCGCTGCTGACAGCGTGGTGTTGTTCGAGTTGACGGTCGCCGTCAGCACCTCGAGGTCATCGGCGATCGCCTCGTCGTTGGTGGCGCGGGTGACCTGCTCGGACGACAGCGTCGCGTTCGTCGTCGCCAGCGCGGCCGCCAGGAGCAGGCGCTGCGCCGCCTCGGCGCTCACGTCCTCGTTGATCTTCGTGGTGAGCTCGGTCTGCGCGAATGCAAAGCCCTTGGCCGCGTCCTGGCTCGCCTGGTACGCCGCGATCATCCCCTGCAGCGTGCTCTGCGCCGTGCTCGAAAGCTGGCCCTGCATCGCCTCGATGAGGTTGATGCGCGTGCCGAGATCCTTGTAGAGCTGGCTCTCGGTGATTTGCCCGGTGAGGACTTGCAGCAGCGCCGAGACGTCGAGCGCGGTCGTGGCCTGCTGGCCGTTCGTGCCGCCGGCGGGGCTGACAGACAGCACGCCGTCGACCGACTTCCACTTCAGCCAGCAGCACCAGCGCGTCGCGAGTTCGGTCGGGTAGGCGGCGATCGTGCCCTGGAACTCCATCAGCTCGACGGCTTCGCTGAAGGTCGGCGCGCTCGGATCGCTCGTCGGCCACTTCGCGCCGTAAAGGATGGAAACCTGGTGTCCGTGCCCTTGCGTGTAGCTGGGCACGTCGCACTCGATGAACAGCGTGCTGAATCCGGCCGTCAGCACGAAGCCGGTCGGCGTGGGCGGAGGGGTCAGGTCGGGGACATAGGTGCTCGAACCTGGCGGCCCTGGGATGCCGACACCAGGCGGGCCCGGCAAGCCGACGCCGATTCCAGGCCGCCCGAACAGATAACCGCCCTCGAGCGCATCGCGTACCGTCAGGCCGCGGTCGAGGTCGTTGCCGCGGTAGCCGCGGTAGGTCTGCAGCGCCTCGCGGACTGCGTCGGCGAAGGCCTTCAGGTTCGAGCCCTTCGAGTCAAGGACCGGAATGTCCTTGAGGCGCGGCGGCGGCGCGGTGGTCACGTCTGCTTGATGTCGTCGACGGTCTCCGCGACGACAACCCCGGTGATGGCGTCGTCCGAGCTCACTTCGACCTGCAGCGAGTTGGCCAGGTAGCCGCCCGGCAGGTAGAACTCGTCCGGCCCGGCGACGCTCTTCGTGAACTTCAGCGCGCCGTCGGCGTAGAGCTTGAAGGTCACTGGATAGCTGTCAGCGATGACCTCGGCGACGCCCGGGTTCGTCGCCTTCGGCTGCCGGAACTCCTTGCTGCGGAAGGTGGCGGTCATGTTCGACGCGCCAGCGTCCCACTTCTTGATGTCGGTGTTCTGCAGGACGTAGAAGGTCTCTTGCAGCTCGTCGTAGTAGACCGCGCTGTAGCCCTGGTCGAAGAAGTAGACGCCCGTCGGACTGAGCGGGTCGATCATGAAGCCGCGCCACGCCGAGCCGTCATAGTAGAACGCCATGTAGCGGCCGCGATACTGGCCGGCGATCATGGTGTCGGGGCTGAGGTCCTGCCAGTCCTCTTTGCCCATGAGACCCTGCGTCAGCAGTGCTGCGCCGGTGTTGCCCACGTAGGCCAGACCGTCTGCGCTCGCCCAGCACACGCCGTGCTTGAAGGAGACGACGCTCTGCGCCGAGACGCACGCGGCGATCAGCGGGACCGGCTCGTCATCCATCGCCTCGGGCGCGCTGCCCTGCGCCAGGCGCGGCGCTCCGGTGGTCAGGATCAGCAGGTTCTTGCCGTACGTGCCGAGCGCGACCGGCGTATCCGTGCACAAGGTCTCGTACGCCGGCGGCCACGCGTAGGGCTTGAACGGCTCGCAGAACCGCACGGCCTTGCCGGTGATGCCGGCCATCATCCCGTTCCACAGGCCGGTCAGGCCGTGCAGGTCGGATGGCGGGATCGCCCAATCGACCGAGGGCAGCACGTCGACACCAGTCGACAGGCCGGCGTCCGTGGCGGTCGTCGCGGTAGCGATCTCCATCAGGAAGAAGAAGTCGGCGGTGCCGCTCGTGCCCACCACCGTCCGGTAGATCCGAATCGTCGCGATGCCGTAGCTCCCGGCCGGCGGCGTGTCGAGGTTGCTGATCGCGATGACCGCGCCAGGTTTGACCGTGATGACCGCACTGACAGGGCTGGGCTGGCTTTCCTCGCCGAAGTCGCTGACGAACGTGTAGACGTAGTAGCGATCCTCATCGGTGCCGGTGCCGGCCGTGGTCTGCGACAAGATCGGCAGCGTCGTCGGCGCGGGGATCCCGAGCGTTCGGTAGGCGGTCGGGTACGGCGAGCCTGCCAGCCCGAGAACGTTGTCGGTCACCTTCGGCGCGCCATCGCCGGTGTAGTAGGTGCGCTCGGTCGAATCGTCGGCGATGAACCCCCGAACCACGTTCACCACGTCCGACCACGTGAACCAGTAGTCGGTATCCGAGGCCACGTCCTTGTTGAACCGGTAGAGCGTCTTTGTGCCGAAAGGCGCGGTCGCGACGTTGAGCGGCACCTTCCACGGCCGCATGTCGCCCTTCCCGGGCTTCATGTTCGTGGCGGAGACGCCGATGCCGTCAGGCAGCAGCTTCGGATGCAGCGCGAGGTTCGCGCCGTTGAACCCCGCGAGTCGGATGGGCACCATGGGTCAGAACCACGACGCCCGGGCGCGCGGGTTGGAGCGCGAGAAGCCGCGGAAGGCTTGCGACGCGGCCGTGCCCACCTCGGCGTCCCACATCCCTTTGTAGCTGGCGGCCATAGCAGCGTCGGTGTAGTCGCGCTTCGCCGTGCCGAAGAGGCGCCACAGCGCGCCATGGCCGAGCATCTCGGCGTAGCGCTGGAACTCGTCCGGGATGTCGGTCGCCGAGAGCGATGGCGCGACCGCGCAGTAGGTGATGATCGGCAGGCCGGCGGCCTGGGCCGGTCGGAGCTCGAAGCCGCCGAACGTGCCATAGGCGTAGGTGCAGGTCTCGCCGCACCGGTCGTTGTCCTTGCCCGTCTGCGGATCGACGACGCCGACGTCGCAGCCGTTGAACGTGAGCGACAGCAGCTTCGAGATGCGCTGGCCGTCCGCCGGCGTATAGGCGTAGGCGGTCTGCCCGTCGATCGTCTCGATCGGATCCTGATACTCGCGCCAGACCAGCGCGCGGTCGCAGAACTCGATCGCGGCCTGGCGGAGCTGGAAGATCGCCGTCACGTCCGGGCAATGCGAGACGTGCGGCAGGACGAAGGGCAGCAGGTCGTCGAACGTCACGATGCCTGGCCGAGGGGCTGCGGAGCGAGAGGCAGGCGCTGCAGGTTCGGGTTCACACCCGTGGCCGCGGTCACCTTGGCGTTGATCGAGCTCGTGAAGAGGGCCGTGTAGGCCTGCGCGTTCGGGCCGTTGCCGGCAAAGCTCGCGTTCTTCATGAAGGCGCGCGCGCACACGTAGTTCACGAGGTCGTCGAGGAACTCGTCCGACACGCTGATCTTCGTGGTGCTGCCGCCGTCGACCTTGTAGAGCTCGGAGCCGGCAGAGCCCGTGTTCGGAATCGCGATCGGCTGCGCGTTGTAGGCGATCTCCGCCCACATGGTCCCCGCCACGCCTGGCGAGACGTAGAAGTAGCGCGGCGTGCGCGGGTCGAACATGAACTGCGTGACCACGGCGCCGGTGACGGTGTGCCAATCCGGGTTCTGCGAGTCCATCACCTCGCGATCGACGAGGCGCGCTGCCTTCCCGGGCGTGGCGCCATCACTGCCCATGTTCCGGATGAAGTCCATGAACAGCGTGCCGAGGATGTTCGCCGCTGGCGTCGAACCGTCGCCGGGCTTGCACTTCGCGAAGGCGATGTTTTCGATGCTCTGACGCGTGCCGGCCGTCAGTTGCACCGCGTCGATGCGCGAGGTGGCCGACGGCAAGAACTTCGTCACCGCGAGCTGCGCATCGTTGAGCCAGTTGACGATCTCCGTCTCCGGCCAGCGTGTGAACTGCGGCGAAACGTCCTGCAGCAGGCCGCTCACGCGCCAGATGGCGTCCTTGACGAGGATCGTGCCCGGCATGGCTTACTCCACGCGGAAGAAGTTGACGATCTTGTCGCGCAGGGTCTCGGCCTTCGCGGACGGGTGATACGAGATCTCGTTCTGCTTGCAGAAGTCCTGCAGTGCGGCCTGGTCCATCGTGCGCAGGTCGACGGTCTCGTCGCCCGCCGTCAGGATGTAAGGCGACGGGTCGTCCTCGGGATCGCTGTCGTCCGCGGCCGGAGCCGCGTGCAGCCGGTAAGCATCCGAGATCTCGAGCAGGCGCTTGACTGCCGGGCCGCCCGGCACGTCACAGACATGCTGGCCCTCTGCATTGGCGGTGAACTTGTGCAGCACGCCGTCGAGCTCGACGGTGTGCGGCTTCGTGCGGCGAAAGGCGTGGATGACGGTCATGTCGTTGTCCCTTCAAAAGAGGGGCAGCACGTTGACCTCGCGCCGCCCCGAACACCCAAGAGGCGGAAGGTCAGGCGGAAAGCTTCAGGACCAGGTCGGCGACCTTGCCGCTGCCGGCGTAGGTCGTCGCGATCGTGGTGCACTTCAGGTCGATCCAGCGGTCGACCGTGGTGTCGCCCTGCGCGCAGACCGCGAGTGCGTTGCGCGTCGGCACGCCGCCCGCGGCCGCGGCGATCGCGGTGCCCCACACTTCCGTGCCAAGGTCGGTACCGCCGGCGTTCTCCACGCCCAGCGAGAAGGCCAGGGCCGAGCCGCCGGAATCGATGTCCGACGAGATCAGCGACCAGTCGACGCAGCGCACGCCGGCGGGCAGCTTGACGCAGCGGATCAGGTCGCCGCTCGCGAGCGCGACCGCGGGCCATTCGATCGGGATGGTGACCTCGAGCAGGTCGGCGCTGTCGGGTTGCGGGACATTGCGAATGCCCGAGGCAACTTTGGTGTTGTAAGTCGTCACGATGAACTCCTTGATGTGATGCGGTGCGAGCTGAGGGAAGCCCCTCCCGGGGCTTCACCGATCAGCTATTCGGGTCCTTGGCGTAGGTGTCCTGCGCGATCACGCCGAAGTCGCGTTGGACGGTGGCGTCCTTCGACTTGTAGGTCACCTTCTTGATGCCGAAGATCGAGTTCGTACCGATCTTCACGCTGTTGCCGTGGTCCTTCGATTCCTCGGTCCAGTCGAATCGGAGACCCGTGCCCGGCGAGCCGAACGCGATCGCGGCAGCCTGGGCGCCCATGAAGAGCGCGCGGCGCGCCGGCAGGTTGGTGCCCGCGCCGTAGTCGGTGAAGCCAACCACGTTGCGGTGCTTGTGGATGATCACGTTGGCGTACATGCCTTCGGCGCCGACGAAGATGGGGTTCTTCTGGCCCTGCGCCGCAGCCGCCGCCTTCTGGATGTCCAGCCACTGGCCGGTCGCGGTGTTCGACTTCATCGCGTCGAACTGGAACGTGTGCATCAGCTCCACGTAGCGCTCTTCGCCGTCGATCACGCACGGCACCATCGAGATGTCGTCCGAGCCGTCGCCGCCCATCGTCTCCGCCTTCGCGACCGCACGGTCGATCAGGCGCAGGTCGAACCCGTCATCGCTCGCGACGCTGGCCTTGGACGTGGCGTCGCCGCCGTACATCAGGTGCATCGCGTCCGGCGCGGTCAGGGCGTTGATGTTGAAGATCGCCGAGCCGGGCTTGACGATGAAACCGCTCTGCGCGCCGGCCGTGCCCGACAGGTAGATGAAGAACAGCTCGTCGTAGAGCCGCTTCCACCAGTCGCTCATGACGCGCTTGGCGTCGGCGCGGATGTCGCGCAGCGTGCGCTTGCGGGTCATGCGCGAGCCGAGGTCCGCACCGCCGCGCACCTGGTCGATGCGCATCTTGTCGGTGTAGTACTTGAGCGGCTGTTCCTTGCCGTCGAGCGTTTCGTCGCCGACGACCGGCTCCATGTTCATCGGCATCAGCAGGTCATAGGTGACCTCGTCGCCGGCGTCGGACTGGAGCTCGTCCATCCGCTGGATGGGCAGGCGCGATTCCTTGCCCATGCCCATCATCTTCTTGGCGAAGTAGCTGGCCTTGTTGACCGCCACACCGAGGGCCGTGGCCCACTTCTTTACTGCCTGGGGATCATTCACCCCGATCGTGGTACGCATGTGCGCGCTCCTTCAACGTTGGTTGATAGGGCTGCACTACTGCGCGGCCAGTCGGTGGCGGGATTTACGGCCCCGCCGGGCCTCTTGCTACTTGATCCCCTGCCTCGCCATCATGGCGGCGCCGGGGACCACCTTTCGAACTTCAGTCGGCTTTCGGAACTCGAACCTGAGGCGGGCACGCTGACCGCTTTTCTCTTCCAGCTTCAGCACGATGGCGCCGGCGTCGATCGAAAGCGACTCGCCGGTCCGCACTTCCACTGTCAGCGTTTGCCCCTCCTTCATCAGGCGCTCAAGTACCGGTCCATTGCGGCATCGTCCAGCTTCGCCACCGCACGCTCGAGGTCCACGCCGCTGAGATTCGCCAGGTGGGAGAACTCGTCGGCGCCGACCGTCGGATCAGCGGCGGGAGGCACTCGGCTCAGTGTCGGGGGCAAGGTCGACTTGTCAACCCCTCGCGCAGGAGGCGCGGCGGGCGGAGTCGGGGCAGTGGGCGCCGGCTTGAATCCGAGGTCGTCCTTCGTGCGCTTGTGCGCCTCGTTCAGGAACCACGCTCCATCGCGCGCCTCGTTCGCCGGATCGTTGCCGAGCGCCTTCAGGTTGTGGTTGAAGGCGGCCAGCAGCGCGGGCTTGCCCCGATAGTCGATCCCCTCGGCCTTGAAAGCGGCCATGCGATCGGCCTCGGTGCGCTTCCATTCGTTCGCCGCGGCCTGCTCGGCAGCCTGCTGGTTGGCGTCCTGGAAGATCTTCGCCGTGAGCGACTTCGTCTTCAGGTCGTCGACAGCAGCTTCGGTGCGCTCCTTGACCTCTTGGTAGGCCTTCGCGTCGATCGTGCCGTCCATGAGCTTTGCAAACGCGTCGGCCTCCTCGCCCTTCAGCGCCTTGATCTGCTCGGCGGCATCGGCCGGCACCTCGGCCTTGTACTGCGGCACGAACGTGGCGCTTGTCGTGTCGATCTCGTCGGCGGGCTGCTCGGTCGGCGCGGCGGCGGGCGGCTCCGCCGGTGCAGTGGGAGCAGCCGGCGCCGGCTCATTCGCGGGCGGAGCTGGCGCGGCGGGCGCGGCCGCGACTGGATCGCTGCCGTCGCCCTCCTCTTCGACTTCTCCGCGCGCGATCGCCGCCGCGGTCTCCGTGGCCTTCTCGGCCTCGTCCATGACGGGGTTGCCGTCATCGTCAATGCCGCCCTGCAGCGCCGCGATTTCGTCGGCACTCATGCCTTGGGTGTCAAGCTCTTCGCCCACGATGTGGCTCCTTTTGTTGGGTGAGGTCTACGCGGGCCGCGCTGGGCCCGTCTGGTTTCAGGTCGCCGCGGCCGCCTTGGCCTGGCCGGTCTGGTACGGCATCCAGGTGGCGTAGCCGACGCCTTCGTGCGGCACGGCGTCGTCGTCCTGCAGCAGCGGAACGGACGTGCGCGCGTGCATTGCACCGCAGTGATCGGCAACGGTGAGATTCACCATGCGCTCGTTCCAGACGAAGCAGACGCCGGCGTCGAGCGGCTGCGGCGGATCTGCGCGGTTGACGGTCATGCCGGAGACGGTGGCGTCGTACTTGCTGGGCCAGAACCAAACACGGCGGCCGATGGTGGGTGTAATCACGATGCTTCTCCTTGGGGGTGGGTGGCTACATAGCCGGGCCGTTGTCGGTCGGCCTCGGCGTCTCGATGCCCTGGTGAACGCCGGCCAACTGCTGCGGCGCGGCGTCACTCGGGGCGGCGGGTTGCGCGCCTGCCTCGGGCGCGACGTTTTGGATCGGGACCGAGCGCGGCAGCACGTGCTGCGGCTGGCCCTGTGGGATCGCGGGCTGGGCCGGCTGAGGCGGCGGCTGCAGGCCCGGGTCTTGGCCGTGCTGGTCCTGGAAGCCGGCGCCGGCCATGATCTCGTCGCCGACCGGCGCCACCGTCGGCGTGACCGCGACGATCTGAGCGGCTTGCAGGGCGGCGAACATGGCGTCGACGCGCTGCGCGATCGCATCGGCGTCGAGCTTCTCGACTTCCTTCTGCACCTTCGCGAGCTGCGCCATGACGGTGTCGACCTGGGCCTGCGCGAGCTTCTGCTGCTTGGCCTGGTCTTCCTGCTGCTGCTGCACCTCCTGCGGCGTCGGCGGCTTCGTCGGGTCGCGCTGCCCGTTGATCTTGCGGATGCGCACCTCGGAGCCTTCGACGGCCAGGTCGAGCACCGCCATGACCATCTGCGGGGCGTACTGCGCGATCTGGCCGAGCAGCTCGAACATCTCGGCCGTGGCCGCGCGGATGTAGCTCTCGCGGTAGTCCTGCTCGGCGACGATGAAATCGCAGTTGATCTGCGTCAGGTCGTTCATGAACTGCCCGGTGTCGGGGTTCCACTCGTTGACCTTCAGGTACTCGGTGGGCATTGCCTCGCCGGTCACGCGGATCGTCGCCGGCGCGGTCTTGAACTGCTTGATGTGCGAGAGGCGGAGCTCGCCGGCCATCTTCCGGGCCAGCAGCAAGTTGTCGAAGAGCTCGGATGTCGTCAGCGACCCCTGGTCCTGCTGGCGCTCGACCGAGATGCCGCTCTGCCCGTTGGCGCCGCGGCCGAGGTTGGCGTTCGTCACGCCGCCGATGTCCCGCATGAACTGGATGTTGCGGTCCATCATCTCGAGGTTGCCGGTCGCCTCGCCGGTGGGCTTCTCGAACTTGAGCGTCCGGCCGGTGTTGACCTCGATGATGCCGTCGGGCCGCGCCGCTTCCTCGCGCACCAGTTCGATGTCGTCGACGGCGCCCTTCTCGGTCACGATGCGGTTGCTCGACAAGAGCCAAAGCGCCTTCGACCCGCGCTTGTTCGTGTCGTCCTGCAGGTCGCGCATGCCGCGCATCACGCCGTAGGTCTGGCCGTCACGGTAGCGGCGGTAGCCCCACACCGGGACCATCAAGAATCGGCCGTGCGCGAAGGGGCTGACGCCGTCCCACAGCGGATCCTCGCGGGTCGCGACCATGACGCGCATGCGCATCTTCACGCAGTCGTATAGGCCGCAGCCGTCGCTCTTGAGCTGCTGGTGCCCTTTGTCGGCGTCGATGTAGACCTTGCCCGCGAGCGGCCCGTCGTTGAAGACCTGCACGGCCTCGGGCACGCGATACCAGCATTCGAGCAGTTCGACCGCGGCGCGGCGGCCACCGTCGACGTAGCCCGATCCGATGTAGGCCCGCCGATCGTTCCAGGTCGCCGGCAAACCGTCGTTGTAGAGATCCGACGCGTTCGTCAGCCGCTCGCCGAGGTACCAGACCGAGTCCTCGTCGAGCGCGTCATCGGTCGACGACTGGCTGCGCAGGATGTCGGCGGCCTTCGGGAGCAGCGCGATCGCGTAGTCGAGGTCGAGCTTTTTGCGCCGGAAGAGGTAGCGGCTGTCGACGTTCAGGTCGAAATTCCGGTTCCGGCTGTCACGGTAGACGTTGCGCCAGTCCTCGGAGCCGGCATAGATGATCTCCTCGCCCGGGTCGGTGTTGACGCCCTCCTCCAGCCAGGAGATGCCAGACAGCGCGGCTTGCTTGAACGCCTTCGACTTGTGCCACTGGCTGCGGTTGACGTCGTCGGTGTACTTGACGACCTGCGTCGCGATCTCTGCGCCCTGCTCGTCCTTCGGCTCGCGCCCGAGGATCTTGTAGTCCTTGCGCATGCGCTTCTCGGTGCCGGCGATCCAGTCGATGGTCTGCCTGGCCTCGTTGTAGACGAGCGGAAGCTGACCGCGCTCGATCAGCACCGCGGCGTCGTCCTGGCGCCATTGCAGGTGGTCGTAGTAGTCCTCGTCGATCGCGGCCTGCACGCGCTCCTCGCTCTGGCGGTCGGCCTCGTCGTCGAGCGCGTCCATCAGCACGGCGTGGCGCCGGCGCTCCTCGGCCTTCGGGTCGCTCTTCTCGAGTTGCTCGTCGACGAACGGCGCGTCATCCCCGCCGGTGGTTGGCCTTGTGCCGATCGCGGCGCGCTGCTGGAACATCAGAGAACCTCTTCGTGGAAGCGTTTGCCGTTGATCTCGGCCGAAGCCTCGATGCCCAGCAGCGCGCGAGCGACGTGCAGCGACTGCGGCTGCTCGCTGGGCATCTTGACGAGGTCCGGCAGGCCCTCGACGATGATGTCGATGACCCGCTTGACGGTCATGCGGTCAGGGAACAGGCCCATATGCACGACGGCCTTGAACGCAGCGCCGACAAGGTCGCGGGTCGGCTCGCCGCGGTTGTCGGCGTAGGCCCACGCGTTGCGTTGCGGGATGACGTAGGCGGCGACGTCCATGTGGCGGTTCGCCGGGAATAGCGCCATGCACGCGCTCGGCGTCTCCTCTCCGATATCGATCCACTGGAAGGAGCAGACGAAGTCGCCGATGGTGCGTTTCAGCCAGGCGCGATCACCGGCGAGTTCGACCATGGGTGTGCCGCGCGGGCCGAGGATGCTTGCGCTCATGCTGTCCTTCCGTTGACTCGATAGGCCTTCTTGGTCGACCTGACCATCGAAGGCGGCGTGTAGCCCTGGGCGCGCTGGCGCAGCGCGTCGGCGGCCTCGCTGTGTTCGTCGTGGCGGGGGTGGTCCATCCAGATCCCCATCTTTTCGTTCCACGTCTTGCGGTAGGCGCCAAGGTGGATCAGGCCGGCCTTGCACTTCTCCTCGTCGAACGTCATCGTCGAGAAGCAGGCGCGGGTCATGTTGATCCCGTGGTTGATGTCCTCGACGCGCGGCACGATCTCGAAGCGGCCGCCGATGTGCAGCTTCTCGAGCTCGTCGATCGGCGCGCTGATCACGTCCTTGTGCTGGCGCTTGTGGCCGGCGTCGTGCGGGAGGTGGTGCACACCCCACACGTAGCCGCGCTCCTGCATCTTCCTGGCGAAGTAGCTGTAGGGCTGCTCCCACGCCTCTTCGAAGTCGATGAACCGATCCTCGGCGCCGATGCGCTGGTGAAACCAGATCGCGGTGCCGTCGCTGCTGCCGATGTCCCAAAAGGTGTTGACCGGGACGCCCTCGACGTAGGGGAACCGGCCGATGCGGCGCTCCTTCCGGGCCTTGCGGAGCTGGATCGCGTAGTAGGTGCCCTCGGTCGAGACCTGGAATGCTTCGAGCGGCGTGCTCGGGTACTCCTGCCACATCTTCTCGGGCTCGCCGGAGAAGTCCTCATCGCGCGTCGCGACGTACCAGCGCCGCTGGCCGTCGTCGAGCTCGATGTCCATCGAGGCTTCGATGCCGGCGAAATACTCGCGGTCCTCATCGGTGATGACGACGTCGCCGTCGTCGATCCGGTAGCTCGGCTCCTGCCACCATGGGAAGAAGTGGAAGCGGTAGTCGCGCGGCGTGAGCGCCTTGCCCTTCTCGGCGTGCGCCATGGCCCGGCTCGACATCTTCGCGAAGTCGCCGTCCTGGCCCTCGGCCGTGCTCTCCACCACGCAAATGCCGTCGAGCGGCACGGCCGGAATCGACCCGGTGATGACTTCCTTGGCCTTGTCCGGGTACTTGGCGCAGACCTTGCCGAACTCGCTGATGTGCAGCCGGTGGATCGTGCCCGAGCGCATCGACGTGGCGACGCGCACGCTGCTGTTGTTGTGCGCGAACAGCAGCTCGATCGCGCTGTCGCGCTTCAGCGGGAAGCACGCCCGGATCTCGTCCGGCAGCTTCTCGTAGGCCAGTTTGACCTTGTCGCGGAAGATCACCTCCGCCGCCTCACGGTCGTGCGCGATGATCCCGCAACGCTGGTTGGCGTTGAACAGGGCGTGATCGAGCCACATGATGGCGATCAGCGTCGTGAACCCGAGCTGACGCGCCTTCAGGATGATGTTGCGGTGCCACAAGCGGCCGATCAGCCGGCGCTGCGCGCGGTTCGGCTTGAACTCGACGACCGTGCCCTCGTCGTCGTCCGAACTCTTGACCATGATCCGGTACAAGAACCCGGAACCCAGGCGCCACATCGGATCGGCCAGGCAGGCCTTGAGCTCCTCCGGCGTCGAGGGCCGGAAGTCGAGGTCGATCGCTGCCTTCGCGACCGCGCTCATTCGGGCGCGTCCTTCACGACCGGCAGCGCCGAACGCCCGATGCCCTTCAGCAGCTCGCCAAGCGCATCCGCCTTCTGGCGGTTATCTGCCTCGTAGGCGCCGATGATCTTGGCGATCTTCTCCGCGGCATCGAGCTTCGAGTGCGTCAGGATCTTGACGCCGTCCTTCGTGGTCTGCACGCCGGCGAAGAGCGCGCGCGCGTCAGGCGACAGCTTGCGGGTGTCGGCCAGCCAGGTGCGCGGCACGCCGTCGCCGCGGCACTGCGGACAGTCCGGGTTCGGCTCCTGCCAGTCCCCTTGGCGTCGTGGCTCGGCCGTCCTGGGATCGATCTCGTGCGCCCAGCATGCGCCGCAATCCACCTTGCGCATCTGCGTCAGCTCGTTGGCGTCGGCGCGCACGATCGCCGCCAGGTGATGGAACAGCTCCTCGCGGCTCATCTCCTCCCGGTTCACGAGGCGATCGACCTCGGCCTTGATGCGGGCCGCGACCTTAGGCCGCCTTAGGAGATGGTGAGACGAGACGTAGGCCGCGCTCGGGCTGCTCGACTTGTAGACCGACAGGTACGCGGCGGTGCCGTTGCGGCCGTTGCGCAGGTACTCGGTGATGAACGCCTCGTGTTCGGGCGTCAGGGTCTCGGGATCCTGGGCTGGCTTGGCCGCCAGCAAGGCCGCGGCGGTGTTGGTAGCGGAGGTGGGAGTCGAACCCACGACCTTCGGGTTATGAGCCCGACGCGCTGCCACGGCTGCGCTACTCCGCTTTTGTTTCTTCGGTGCAGCGGCTTTCGGCTTCGCGCGCTTCGCCGGGGCCTTGGCCTTAGCGACGGGTTTGCGGGTTGCCATGGGTCGTTTGCGCTCGCTGCTCGATTCGTCGGATCTGGTCTTCAGACCACTGGCCGGAGTTCTGGCGCCTCTCCTGCGCGGCCCGCAGGATGTACTGGTAGAGGTTCTCGCCGGGCTTGCGGTCTGAGGTCATGCCGAAGCATCGTCATGGACGATTTCTCGGTGTCAACCCGTCGCGAAGGCTGGGCCTGAAATGCGGCCGGCCCCGGGGCATTGCTGCCTCCGGGGCCGGGCTTGCTCGACTGCCCTTGCGGGCGCGCTCTCTTCAGGTGTTCAGGTCGACGGGCACATGCGCCAACTTGCGGTGAGGACCGGGCGATCGCGCTTCACGAGGCGGGCGACGTAGGCCTGCGCGCGTGCCTGGCCCACGGCTTGCGGGATCTGCGCGGCTTCGCGGACTTCCTTCGCGATCGCCGGCGGACCGAAGACCACGTCGTAGCCGAACCGGCGGACGCGCGCCCACGAGTCGACGGCAACGTCGAAGACGGTGGCGGCGGCGGACAGCATGACCGCGGCGAGCGCGGAGGCGATGGACAGGAGACGACTTCTCACGGTGCTTCCTTTCGGGTGGTTGTGGGCGGGGTGGGAACTCGGGGATCAGGCGGCGGCCGGCGGCGTGATGCCGTAGCCGTTGGCGGTGAGCAGGTCGACCGCGGCGGCGATCGCGACCTTCTTGGCCTGCACGCCCTCGATCATGTCGAGGAACTCGCGGACGTCGGTCGAGATGGCGCCCTTGACCTTGGCGAACTCGGTCTCGGCCAGGGTCTTGATGTCGGCAAAGGTGAACATGGCGGTGCTCCGAAGGGGTTGCGGCTCTGAGACGGCCGGATCTGAAGGCTCCACCGTAGACCCGGAAAGCTCGATGTCAACCCTTCGGCCACGACAGAGCACGTCGCGGAGGGCGACGAGGACGCGGTAGGTGTGGCTACGAGGTGGCAACGCGCCTTCTCACCACCCTTGCGGGCGCTGGAACCGGACGGCCGGATAGACCACCGGGAAGCTGTCCTCGTGGCCGCAACTGTTGCAGCGGTGCACGTACTTCGGTGGGTTCGACAGGAGCGCCTGGCCGGTGTTCTCCATCACGCCGGCGCCGCATTTGTCGCACGTGTAGTCGACGCCGATCGGGGTTACCTCGTACTCGCGTTCAGGCATTGCGGCCTCCTTTGCTGGCGACGAACGCGCGCATGGCGGCGATCAGGGGCGTGGGACCGAGGTAGTACACGACGCGGCCGTGGATGGAAACGCCGGCGCGCCACCCTTCGAAGGCTTCCTCGCTGTAGCTGGGATAGAGCTCGATCCGCTCGCGCTCGATGAGTTGGCCGCCCTGATCCCATCGAGTGCTCGGGCTCCACACCTCCCGGCCCGGCCGCGACCAGCAAGAGCCATCGCCAGGATCGCGCCAATAGTCCGGCAGGTTTTCGCCTTCCGCGAACGCCACGGCGTGGTCGAGCTCGGCGCCTTCGAGTTCCTTGGTCACAGCGCGCCCGCCTTCCGGAGCGCGCCCATCGCGAGCTCGCGCATGTCTTCGAGGTGCTTGCCCTGCACCGCCAGCACTTCGCTCGTGTGCCGCGAGTCCGAGGGGCGGACGCCGGCGAGCCACAGTTCGTCCATCAGGCGCTGCGCGGCGGTCGCTTTGAGGCGGAATGACGGTTCGACGATGAAGTTTGGCGGGATCGGCTCCCACGTCACGCGCGCGATCGATTCCTGCGGCTCCGCGTCGCCGTCGAAGAAATTCGGCCGGCCGACAAGGTAGAAGCTCAGCCCTCGGAGGCCGTAGCCTTCCGTCGTGACGTTGAGCAAGACGGGATGGATGGTTTCGTTCACGTCGTCAATTCCTCCTGCTTGGCGCGGATCCACGATCCTGGCGCGCCGGTGTTGCCGAGTGCGGCCTGCAGCCGCACGTCCTCGCGGAGGCGCCGCGCCGCTTCCTCGCCGCGGGCCTTCGTCACCTCGGCGATGTAGTGCTGGAACCACGCGCCGCCGCCGGCGATGCACCAGCGCACCTCGCAGCGGTGGCGCTACTGCTCGAGCTGGTCCTCACGGGTCACGTGTGCGATTCCTCGTATGCGAACTGCTTGCCGAGCTCGAACAGGCCGAGCTGCTGCGGCAGGTCGCAGCCGAACTGGTAGTGGTTGATCGTCACGTTGCCGTTCTCGGCGGTGCCGACGTGGACGAGCACGAAGCGCTCGAATTTCTCCGGGTGGACCTGGGCCAGGAGTGCGATCTCGTGCAGGCGGTCGGCCGCGGTGAGGGTGTCACCCTCCTTCCAGACCGGGATGAGGGAGACGTTGCTCACGGCGTTCCCTTCTTCATGGCGCGCACCCTGGCGCGGTAGTCGTCCCGGATCTCGCGCAGCGCTGGGATGTCGTGCTTCTTCGCCTGCTGCGGGCCCTCAAGTCGGTCGACCTCCGCTTGGCCAACCTTGCGGAGCAGCGCCGCGCGGAACAGCACCAGGTTTCCGTGCAGATGGCGGTTGCACGGGACGCACTGCTTGTGCACGTTGGCCTCGTCGAATCTGAGTTCGGGCTTGGCGCCGGTCGTGAGGTAGTGGCCGGCGTCGTAACTTCCCTCGTGGTGGCGATCGCAACTGATGCATGGGAGCGCGGCGTCGCGCAGCCGGATGAACTCGTTGAACGCAGCCTGCGCCTCGGCCACCCATTTGCCGCGGGGCTTGATGCGCTCGCGGGCCTCGCGGTAGGCCTTCGCCTCATCCTTCGCGCGCTTCGCCGCTCCGATGGCGATCGCGCAGTCCAGCCCGCAGACCTTCTGCATCCGCAGCCGCTTCTCAAACACGCCGCGGCAGTGCGCGCACTTGCGGGTGCGCGGCTTGCGGTCGGCGGCGAGCTGGGCGGCGAGCACGATCAGGCCGAGGTCAGCTCGACGGTCTGCAGTTGGAACGCGATGCCGCCGATGAGGTTCTCGACGCTGTACCGGATCGCGCGGATCTTCTCGCCGAGCGGCGTTCCGGCCGGCGCCTCGGCGTAACCCGTCTCGGCGGAAGAAACCGGCCCCAGCGAACGGACGGAGGCGAGCCGCTCGTTCAGGTCGTTGTAGAGGCGGTGCGCGTTTCCAACGGCATCGGCGAGTTTGTTGATCTCATACTCGATCTCGGGCACGCGGGGCGCTGAGTCGGGCACCGCGGACAATCCGCGCGAGTTCTGCTGCTGCGCGTCGGCGTACGCGCGCTGCTTGATCTGCTGTTCGTGGATCGAGTTCACTTCTTCTCCTTGGGTGTGCCGCGTCTCTCAGCGCCGCGGCTTGGCTGTTACTTGTCCCATCCGATCAGCACGCCCTCGACGGTCTCGTCGGTGGCGCGCGGTGTGAGGTGCCGAGACGTGCTGCGGTTGTTGGCTTGCTCTTTGCGCGTAGCCCAACGACAGTTACCGCGTTCGTAGTCGCCGTCGTTGTCTTCACGCTCGAGCGTCAGGCCGGCCGGCGGCTGGCCCATGTCCGCGAGGAAGTTTGCGAACTCCTGCCACCGTTCACAGACCTTGATGCCGCGGCCGCCGTAGCGATCCCATCGCTTGTTCTTCGGATTCGTGCAGCGCTGCAGCATCGACGTCCAGACGCTGTGCGCCGGCGTGTCCGTCGCCCCGTGCTTGGTGAGCGCTGCCGCGGCGCGCCGCTGGCGCTCGCAGCCGCACGACTGCGAGCGGCCAGATGTCAGGTGGTGGCTGCGAAATTCCTTCTCGACGCCGCAAGCGCAACGCCCCAGCCATCTCACCTTTCGGTCCGGCGTCCGACCGGCCTCGCGAAGGATCGTGATCAGGCCGAAGGTTCTGCCGCTCAAGTCGAGGGCGTTCTTGTGAAGAGTCATCGATCGAACTCCGAAAGGATGGCGTCGACGTGCTGGTCGCCCTGCACGTCGGACATCCAGGGCCAGAGGAAGCGTGTCGCATGCGCCGAACGCAGAAACGTGACGACGGCCTCGTGGTGCTCGTGGAATTCGCTGTCGTCCATCGCGTGGTAGGCGATGGACTTCGGGATCGCCACCGGTTTGCCGTTCGGGCCCGGCACGAGGTCGCACGCGCCGGCGCCGACTTGGCACCACATCCGGAATGCTTCGAGGTCCTGGAACTGCTCTTGAGCTTCGAAGACTGCACTGAGAATCGCGAAATGCAACCTGTGGAAGCGGCTGCTCCGCGGCTCGCGCCACGAGAACGCCAGCGTCTCGCCCGGCTCGAGCTTCTCGACCTTGCGCTGGAACCGGCCGAACGCGCGCCGGCCCTTCTCGCCCAGGCCTTCGAGCTTGCCCTGCTCGTTGCGGACCACGACCACGTCGCTCATGCCGGCAACCGGAACTGCAGCTCGACGTTCATCGCCTCGCTGCGGATCTTCGAAGGGTTGGTCTTCGCCATCACGCGCAACGCGATCGCGACGAAAGTCTCGATCTCGGTCAGCGCCGCGTCCTGCGGGCCGTCCTCCTCGAGGTGGGGCAGCATCTCCCGGAGGGTCTTGAACGCCGCCCTCATGTTGGCGTCGACCGTCGCGATGTCGGTGCGGGCGCGGGTCATGCCGGCGCTCCTTCCGCGGCCTTCGCGGCGAGGCGGCGTTGCCGGGCGGCCTCGGCCTCCTTGGCGTGCTCGGCCTCCTTCGCCAGGTACGCGGCGGTCTCCTCGGCGGCCTTGCTCGGCACCGTGATCGGCTTGCCGTGGTCGGCGGCGCGCTCGCCCTTCAGGCGCATGCAGGTCGCCCGGATGTATTCCCGGGCGTCGGCCGGCTGCGCCACGACCGCGGCCTCGATCGCTTCCTTCACGACGGGGAACGTGTAGTCGACGACCATCTTGCCCATGAAGCTGCGGCACATGTCCTCGCTCTTGCAGCCGCCTTCCTGCAGGACCGCCACCGCCGATCGCCAGACGGTGGCCTTCACAACGTCCTCGGGTGATCGCTCGGGCTTTTCCCCTGACCCAGCAGCGGCGGCAGCCGCCGAAGCTTTAGCTTCGGAATCTGAGCGAAGCGAAGACGGTGTAGGTGGTGGTGTAGGGCATTCCTCATGCATATCCTTGGGCAATGCTTCCGGCATGCTTGGAGCATCACTTGAAGGATCGTCATGACCCTCGTTGTGCCCTCCTCCCCACCGCGCTTGAGCAGCCTTTTCGGCCTTGTCCTTCGCCTTCTTGGCGCGAGCATCGGCGGCCAGAATCTCCGCCTCGACGCGCTTGTGCCACCACACGCCGTCGGCGATCCTGAAGAACTGCGCCAGCACCGGCCGGACGCGCTTCCAGTCGGCGCGCTCGAGCTTCGTGATGCTGCGTAGGCTGTCGTCGTCGTCGACCAGCGGCTTGCGTTTGCGCCAGTAGGCGATGAGCAGCAGCAGGTAGGCGCCGTGCTGCAAGGTCGTCAGCTCCATCGTGTCGGCCAAGTACGCGCCGATCCACAGCGGCATCCATGTGTCGGCCTTCTTGTCGACCGCGCCGCTCACGCTGGCGCCTCTCCGCGTGCGATGATCCCCGGTCGCCGGGTTGGCGACTGAAAGGCCAAAGCCATGACCGTTTCAAAGGAGTGTTTGGTTTCCGCAACCGCCGCGGTCGTTGCCGCGCGCATTGGCGCTCGTGCTGTTGACAAGGGCGATGAGGACCCCGCGCTTGTCAAGGAGTTCTTCGACGTGTATCGAGAGATCGAAAAGGTCCTCGATCGCATCAAGGAGGAAGACGATGCGGCTGCCAATGCAAAGATGAACATCCGCGTTATCTGAGGACTAGCTCGCGAGGTCAAGCTGCGACTCCAATGTCAGCGAAGAGACCGCCGCGCGATTGCTCGAGCGCGGCGCTGCATGCGGGGTTGAGCCAGGCGACCTCGGTGCGCAGGCCAGTGCCGCGACCAGACGAGATGCGCGCCTTGGTCTCGTGACGCTCCCATGTGGCGAGGCGCTCGGCGTATAGATCGCTGTCGTAGCCGGACAGAACGACCATGCCATCGAGCCCCACCAGAGCGTCGAGCAGCTTGATATGCTGCTCGTCGCTCATCTCGTGGCGGTAGCACCGCCCGTAGCCGCCGCCACCGATCTTCCGGGTCGAGCGGACGTAGGGCGGATCCACAAAATGCAGCGTGTCAGGGCCGTCGTGCTGCTGCATGACGTCGACCGCGGGCCTGTTCTCCACGAGCACGCCGACGAAGCGCTCGCCGACCATCGCGACGTTCGCCGGATAGTCCGACCAGACGTGCTGCGCGGTGCCGTGCTTGCGCCGAGTGTCGGTTCGGAAGCCGGTCGAGCTCGAGGTGACGGATGCGCTGCCGAACCCCATTGCGGACCGAACCGCGGTCCGCCTGGCGCGCTCGAGCGGGTCGTCCGTCGGCTCGTAGGAGCAGTCGAACTCTTCCCGCGCGTACGGCGTCAATTGGCAGGCGCGCACGAGGTCTGCGCGCAGCGCGGGGTCACGCAGTACGCGAAAGAAGTTCACCACCTCACCGTCCAGGTCGTTGTAGACCTCAGCGTACGTGCGCGGCTTGCGTAGCAGCACGCCGGCGGCTCCGCCGAACGCTTCGACATAGCAGCCGTGCGGTGGGAAGAACTGCAGGAGCCACGGAGCGAGGCGGAACTTGGCCCCGTGGTAGCGCAGCGCCGGGCGGGTGACGTCCGTCATACTGGCGCTCCGAACCGAACGAGAGCGCCATGGACACGACTTCTGACCACCGAGGGTTCACGATCGTGGCCCGGGCCCTGGGCGATGGCCCCTACGCCGGGAGCTACGAGGCGCGCCCGCTCGACCTGCAAGCCGCAGGGCCTCACTTCATTGGGGATGCCAACGGCTCGTTTGTCGATGCGCCAGCAGCCGAGGCGGCCGCGGTGGCCGCTGCGAAAGCGGCGATCGACAGGGCTCTCGCGAAGCCCTGATGGTTCCGCGCCCAAGCGTGTGGCGGGTTCCCACCTGGCCACGTCCACAAACGAGAGGATGCGTCGTCCGCGGAAAGCGCGACGGCGCGGAGATACTGGTGCTCCGCAACGCTCGATGCCGAGGGGGATGAAGCTTCGATGGAAGAAGCCGACGAGCTGTTCCGCCCCACCAGCGGCATGCACAGGACGATCCGCTTTGCGACGTTCGTGGTCGGCTATGGCCCGTATCGCGGGGCCTATGCGATTGAGGAAGAGGCCGAGCCGCGCACCGCCGACGGTGTCTTTGCCTACCGCACCGAAGCCAGGATCGCCGCCGACAATGCAGCGCGCGCGGAGATTGATCGGCGATTCGCCGGCGCCTGGTAGTCCCGCGGCCGGGTTTCCATCCCGCGCCGGCCGAGCGCTCTTCCTTCGCGGCCGACGCCCTGTCGCATACTGCTGTTCTTGCTCGTCGTCGAGGAGACGTGAATGGCGACCAAAGAGGTCCAGCACCGTGGCTACACGATCACCACGCACTCGATCGATACGGGTGGGCGTTGGGCATGGAAATGCATCGTCGCGCCCCCCGATCCGGCCGACACACCCAAGGGCGCGGGGAGCGTGGATGCTCTCTGCGATAGCGAAGCAGCCGCTCTGAGCGAGGCCGAGCGTGCTGGCGTTTCGATCGTCGACGCCTGGATGCTTGAAAAGCAGCGCGCTAAAGCCTCTCGCGGGAACGCGTGAATGCGCGATCAGGCCACCACCAGGGAAGGCGCGCCCGGCGCAACAGGAGATTGCGGTGTTCTCGCTCATGCTGCCTCGCGCAGCGCCTGGCGCTCGACGAAGTTGGCCGCGACGATCGCCTTGGCAAGCGGCGGGCAAACAGAATTTCCGCACATGCGGACCTGCGCGCTCTTTGGTAGCTCGCGGCCGTCGTGGCCCTTGTCGATGACGTAGGACTCGGGGAAGCCCTGCGCGCGGTACAACTCGCGCGGCTGCAGCATGCGCATGCCGATATCGGCGATCTCGTATTGCCCGCCATCGACGGTCACCAGGCCGAACCGGTCCTTCGTCGTGACGGTGTGCAGCGGGTCGAACAGGCTCGGGTCCTGGTCGGTGCCGTAGTACTTCATGAGCAGCGCGCGGACCTCTGCGTGGTGCTGCCCGCCGGCGCTGATCGTTCCGAGCGGGTCGTCGGTCGCGGCGCTGTTGCTGGTGCCGCGAAGCTTCGCAAGGTTCGACGTCACGAGGCCGATCGGCGCCGCGCCGCCCGGCCGCTTCTCGAAGCTGTTGCTCGTGACGGTCGCGAGCGGATCGTGCATAGGCGCGCCGGCGCTCTCGCCATGGAACTTCGTGATGTGGGCCGTCAGCAGAGAATGCTTGTTGCCCTGGGTGGTCACGGTGTGCAGAGGATCGTCGACAGGCTGCGCCGGGTTGTCGCCGAAGTTCTGCTTGACGATCGACGCGGCCACCATGTGGTGATGGTCCTGCGTCGTGATCGTGCTGACCGGCCCGTCGACCGGCACGCCGGGACCTTCGTTGCCGCCATAGTGCTTTGCCAGAAATGCGGCGACGAGTCCGTGTTTCTGCCCGTCGACGGCAGTGCCGAGCGGCTTGTCGAGTCCAGGGACTCGCGGCGCCTGGCCGGGCCGCTCGCCGTAACCGGTTTGCACGAGCGTCGGCGACACCATCAGGTGCTCGGCCTTGCTCGTCACCGTCGACAGCGGCTCGTCGACCGGACGGACCTTGCCGGCGTCGCCGTGCCCGGTCTGCCCGATGCGGACGATGTAGGGCTGCGGCGCGTCGATCACGTAGCGCTTGATGCCGTGCGCGATGCGGCGCATCGTGGCCTCGGCCAGGGGGCGCTCGCGCTCGAAGATGCTCGGGCACGGCAGTGACCAGTCGATGCAGTCCGCCGCGGTGCGGTACGGCAGCCGGCCGGGCCCGTGCGTCGGCTGCGGCCAAATGACCGGCATTCCATCGCAGCGCGCGACCAGGAACAGGCGCTTGCGGATCGTCGGCGCGCCGTAGTCGCAGGCGCGCAGCTCTCGGTGCTCGATGATGTAGCCCTCGCGCTCGAGCTGGCGCTTCCATGTGCGGAAGGTGCGGCCCTTGCGCTCCGGGCACGGCCGGCCGTCAGCGGCGAGCGGCCCCCAGGTCTGGAACTCTTCGACGTTCTCGAGGCAGATGATCCGCGGGCGCACCATGCGTGCCCACTTGATGACGACCCATGCGAGGCCGCGGATCTTCTTCGACACCGGCTTGCCGCCCTTGGCTTTGCTGAAGTGCTTGCAGTCCGGCGAGGCCCACAGCAGGCCGACCGGCCGGCCCTCGGTCACCGCCAACGGGTCGACCTCGAACACGTCGCTCACGAAGTGCTCGGTCTGCGGGTGGTTCGCCTGGTGCAGGCTGACCGCCGCCGGGTCGTGGTTCACCGCGATGTCGACGTGGCGGCCGATCGCCTGCTCTATGCCGGTGCTCGCACCGCCGCCGCCGGCGAAGAGGTCGACGACAAGCTCCTCGGCCAGGTCGAGAAGGAACTGAGGCTTAAGCATCGCAACCCTTCCCGATCGACCCGATGTCCTCAGGCGCGGTGAACTTCTCCCAGTGGATCCAGCCTTGCTCGGGGCAGTGGAAGCCCCATTGGCGGTAGCGCGGCCCGGTGATGAAGAGCGACCAGCATGGTCCGTCTGTCAGTTCGACGCGGTGCGCGATGCGCCCGGTCCAGCGAATGCGCACGGCGCCGGCTTCGAGTTCCTGGCGGTGGCTGATGCCGCCGGCGGCGATGGTGTGATCGACGTAGCGGCCGCGCAGCAGGATCGAGGCGTTCGCCCACGGGTGATCGTGGAGCGCGCGGTCGTCGTCGCTGCGGCGGAAGTTGTGCAGGTAGACGTTGAAGACCTTGTTGCGCGGGATCACGAACCAGCGCAGCAGGTAGGGCCGGTCGGCGCCGCCGATGATGAAGTCCGGCGCGCGGCGCGTGACGCGCGCGATCAGCCAGTCGGCCCACTTCATGAGCGTGCCTCCCGGATCTCGAACACCGTCTCGTAGCGCCCCATCGCGAGCGGCGGCGTGGACTGCTGGCTGACCGTCAGCACCAGCCCTCCCCGCTTGAACGCTTCGAGCAGCCGGATGGTCGTGACGCGGAGGCGCTCCTCGGTCGGGGCGTCGCCTCCGAGCATCACGTCGAGCAGCGCGGCTTTTTCGAGCAACGTGGCGTGCTCGGCCTCGAGGATGGTCCTCATGCGTGGGCCACTCCTTCAAGGTCGTAGGCCAGCGCGTCGCCGCGGATCGGAACAAGCCATGCGTCCTCGACCGCTTCGAGGTAGACCGGCTCGCCGATGTAGCGATCGCCATTCGGGCACGTCGCGTTGCCCGTCATGACGAAGTCGATGCGCCGATCGATCGTCCAGCATGGACGACCGTGGGTGCCGCCGGGAAAACTCGTCACGACGGTGACGAAGCGGTCCCTCAGGTCCGAGCCGGCGGGCGGCGGATAGGCGATGCGAGCAAGATCGCCCGGCTTACACCTCAAGGTCATAGGTCTTGCTCCTTCAGCGCCTCAAGGGCGCGCCGTCGTTCGTTGCGCTGCCGTCGGCGAAGGCCGCCGCCGTCCGACCCGATGTGCCAACCCGAGCACAAACTGCAGCGGTAGATGTCCGAGTTCTTGTCGTTGCGGCTGCGGCGCTTCGCAACGCGTTGCACCAGCGGCGCCGACTCGAACCGCTTCTTTCCCTCGCAGCCGATCGCCGCGAAGCCCTGGCGAGCAACGCGGTCCGCGCGCTCGCTGTGTTTGCTCATGCGCCATCGCCGCGACGGAACAGTGGTTTTGCCGAGCCGTTCGAACTTGCTGCCGGGGCCGTCCGGTCGGTCTTGACGATGAAGCCGCGGGCGATCGACGCGCGGGTGATGTGGCCCCACACGCGCAGTTCATCGGGAGGCGAACAGCTCGCGCTCGATGACACCGCGCGCCATCTCGATCGTGAACAGCCCGTGCTGGCCGCGCGCGAACGTGCGCATGCAGGTCAGCGCCTGGTCGATCCACCCGGCGTTGTCCCTGTCGGTGCGCGCCGCGACGCGCGCAATCGCGGCGTCAGCGACCTCGTGCGCGTTGCGCATGCGCTTGGCGTGCGACATCGGTTCAATCGCCATGCCTTCGAGGGAAAGCTGTGGGGTCATGCCGGCGCTCCTTGTGCCAGGCGCGTCGCGTGCGCCACGAGCCACGAGACAGCAAAGGCGACCGGCCCCTTGCCGCCTTCGAGGTAGGTGCAGGCGGTTTGGCCGTTCTCGACGGCGCGCACCACGACGACCGACCCGCTCGGCAGGCGGAAGCGCTCGCCGGCAAAGACCTGCGACTGCCTCTTCATGCGGCCGCCTTCTCTCGATGGGCCGTGCGCACGACCGGCGGATTGCAGCGGCCCTCCCCCAGCATCTGGCGGCGGTATGCGGGATCGCAGTCCGCGCAGTGGTTGAAGGCCTCGTCGAAGCGGCCGACCTTGAAGGGGCGCACGACACCGTGCTTCACCTCCTGCGCGCTGACCAGATAGGCGACCCATTGCAGACGATCGGGGAAGCACGCCGGCGTGGGCGGGGCGTGGATCGCGATGAGCTTGGCGTTCATCAGCGGCGCCCTCCGAGGGTTTCGGCCATGTTCCTGGCCGCGACAGCCGTGCGCTCGGTGTGTACCTTGTCGACCTCTTCCTTCCCGAACATCGCAATGGCCAACAACTCGCGCAAGCAGTCGCTCCCGCTCGTGTATCCAAGGTCGCGCCAATACACCTCAAACCTCGCGGCCATGTCCTCAGGCAGCAGCGTCGACTGCCGGACCGTGCATTTGCCCTGCACCGCCGAGGACATCGGCCGCGCGAAGAGCGATGACGAGTGGTTCGCTGAGGTCTTTGCGGCCATGCTTGTCCGAGTCAATCGTTTGGTGATGCAGGAGTACTTGCGGCGGATCGGCGAGCTCGGGACGAACCCGTGATCACCACGGCCGCTCCACTACGCGCGGGCGGCGTCGGGCTCGGGGACCATCTCCTCCAACGTCACAATCCCGTCCGTGAAACTGCGGACCTCTTTCATGTGGTCCAGCGGCACGCCGTTCCGCTTCCACTGCGAGACGGCCGCACGGGACACACCGAAGTGCGCAGCGAGCGCGGTCAGACGACCGCTTTCGGATTCGAGCCATGTGGTCAGGTCCATGCCGCAAGTTTAGATGTCTCTAAACGAAGTGGTCAAGCGATTTCTAAACCGATGTTGTTTAGGATTCGCTTACCTATGGATGCCGACCGCCGCGCTAGGCTCGTGGAGTTGTTCGACGGCCCCTTGTTCAAGGGGGACCGGGCGAAGCTCATTGCCAAGTCCGGCCTGACCAAGGGGCGCATCGCACAGTTTTTCGATCCTGGCCAGCCCTTCGGGGAGCGCGCGGCGCGTGGACTTGCTCAGCGTCTCGGTTTGCCGGAAAACTATTTCGACTCGGCCGGTAAGTCAGGACTGACGGAAGCGCCGGCGGCCGCGCCCGTTGAACCGGTCTATGACATCTCGCCCAGCGAGTGGGGCACGCTGCAGGATCTGCGTGACATGCACGAGGACGACCGCGCCGCGCTTCTGCGGGAGGCACGCGAGAGGTCCGAGCGCTTCAAGGCCCATCGCGCGCAGATCCTGAAGGACTACGGCATCACCGGCGAGGCAGACCCCAACAAGGTCAACCGCATCCCGTTTGCTCCACGACGCGGGTCGGCAACCAAAAAGGTGCGTGTCGTGGAAGAACTCACGGAGACGGCAACCGCCGAGGCTACGGCGGCGCCCGCGCAGGCCGAAACCCCCAAGGTCCAAAAGACCAATCCACGACCATCGAGCCGCTACATAGCCCAGGGTCACCACCCATCGCCAGCGGCCAAGAAGTCCGCGAAAGGATGACGGGCCGCCCGTACACGCTGATCCCCGATGCCGTCTCTCACGAGACCATCGAGGCCCTCGAGCAGCTCGCCGCGCAAGCTCGAGCTGGCGAGGTCATTGGCGTTGGCTTCGTGGCGCTGCTCAAGCGGCGCCGCTACATCGCAAACACCGCGGGCGAATGCCGGAACGACCCCACCCTGACGCGCGGCATGGTGCTAGCGCTCGACGATGAATTGCGCTCGCTCGTTCACGGGAGGTCGTTCGATGACACGCATCTCTAAGGTGCTGCGGGCGCTCGCTGTTATCGGGCTCTGCGTTGCCACCGTCACACCGACGCAGGCGCGCTGCTCTGAGCGGCCATGCATCCGTACGCAGGGCACGGAGATGTCCGCGAAAGAGGTCATCGCAATGACCGACTCCTGCGACGACTTCCTCAAGGATGGCCTCGGTCGAAGGGTGCTGCGAATGAGTCTGCAGCAGATTGCGGACGAGTCGCGCGGGCGAGCCACGCCGCTCGCACGCGCGTCGTTTGCATTCGATCGGCTCTACGACAGTCCTCTGAAATTTGAGCGCAAGACAAGGGCTGAGGACACGAGTTATGCACAGATCGAGCAGGCGTGTCGACAAGCTGAAAGAGACTTCAATGACGACAGCAAATGGGCGCGTTGAGAGCGTTGTCGGTGCTGTGCATACTGCTCGCCACATCTCAGTTGGCGGCACCTGTCCCAAGGTCAGCAGCGGCAAAAGCTGAGTTCAAGCGGCACCACCCTTGTCCGGCCACCGGGCAATCTAGGGGAGCGTGCACAGGCTGGGTCATCGACCACCGCGTAGCACTCTGCGTCGGCGGACGCGACGAGCCGCAAAACATGCAGTGGCAGACCGTCGATGACGCCAAGGCGAAGGACCGGTGGGAGTGCCGATCAGGCTGGGAACGAAAGCTCATCGACTCGCGATGAGTTTAGAAAGTGCTTGACCTCTCGGTTTAGCTTGTCCTAAACTGCTCTCCACGCGCCGAAGACGGTGCGATGGAGCGCAGATGGCCTATTCGCAAGCAGAGCTGATCGCCCAGGACGCGCACCTGGCGCGCGAGATGGCTCTGGCGGACCACAGAGCCCGCCACCCCGAAGACATCGAGATCCCGGCGCCGGTGTTCCGCGCAGCGCCAGTCGATCGCCGCCGGCCGCGTGACTTGGGCCGCTTCGTCGACCCGGTGTCGCCGGCGTTCGCCGATGGCATCTGGAAGCGCGTCGAGGCCGCGGGCTTCCCGGTAGATCGTCCTGAAGACCGGAGCGCGGCGTGATCCGCCGCCGCCTCTACATCGCCGCGCGGCGTATCGCCGGCCACATGGACCGCTGCTCGCCGCTCGGCCTGCTCATGTACGTGACCGCACTCGTCGGCACGGTCGCCATCTCCGCCCTCATCGACTGGAGCCGCTCATGAGCGCAACGATCACGCCCACCGTTCGCCCGCTGCACGTCCGCGCGCTCGGCCCGCTGAAGCGCATCTACTGGCGCTACCGCGTCCGCTGCGCCCGCGAAGACGTGAAGCATGCGCGGCACGAGATCGCGGTGCTCGGCGGATCGCGCCGCCCCATCGACGAGATGTATGTCGACTACGCGCGGCAGCAGATCGCCGTGTTCGAGCAGGCCATCGTCCACTGGTATCGGCAGATCGAGGCGTCGCGATGAGCAACGACCTCACACTGATCAGCGGCACCGTCTACGGCGTGCGCGAGACGTTCGCCGCAGTGCTCTCCGACAAGTCGATCGTCTTCGACCGCGAAGCCGAGTTCGCGCTGCAATTGATCGGCGCCAGCGACTTCGCGGTGAAGACCGCCCGCAAGAACCCTCAGTCGCTCGCCGACGCAATCACGAACATCGGCGCGATCGGCATCACGCTGAACCCGGCGCGCAAGCTCGCTTACCTGGTGCCGCGCGACCACGCGATCAAGCTCGACATCAGCTACATGGGGCTGATGGACATCGCGATCGCGACTGGCTGCATACGCTGGGCGCAGGCGTCGGTCGTCTATCAGAACGACTTCTTCGAGCTGCAGGGCTACGACCGCCCGCCCATCCACACGTTCAAGCCCTTCGGCTCGGACCGCGGTGGCGCCGTCGGGGTCTACGTCGTCGTCAAGACGCCCGACGGCGACTTCCTCACCGAGACGATGTCCACCGAGGAAGTGCTCGCGATCCGCGACCGCTCGGACGCCTGGAAGGCCTTCATGGCCGAGAAGATCAAGAGCTGCCCCTGGTCCACCGACCCGGGCGAGATGTCCAAGAAGACGGTCGTCAAACGCGCCTACAAGTACTGGCCGAAGACCCCACGGCTCGACCAGGCCATCCACTACCTGAACACCGACGGCGGCGAAGGCCTGGCGCCGCCCGACGCGCCAGCGCCGGCCGCGCCGAAGCCGCCGCCGCCCACCGACCTGCTCGGCGCAGCGCGCGCGTCCGCTGACAAGGGCCGCGCCTCGTTTGCGGCTTGGTGGGCTGCCGCGACGCCGGCGCAGCGCGAACAGTTGCGCGCCGAGATCCCCGACCTGAAGCGTCGCACGGAAGTGTTCGAGGCTTCTCGCCAGCAGCAAGACCCGTTCGTCGCCGAGATGGAGGCCGCCGAGCGGCGCGCGGCATGAGGTACATCTACTGCGAGCAAGGCTCGGCCGAGTGGAAGCGCGCCCGCGCCGGCGTGATCACGGCGTCGAACTTCCACCTCACGCGCTCCTGGAACTTGATGAAGCGGGCGCCGCGCGTCGGCGACTACAGCGACAAGGCGAAGGACTACGCCTTCCGCCTGGCGATCGAGCGCATCAGCGGCGAGCCGCTCGACGAGGGCTACGAGACCTGGGCCATGGAGCGCGGGCACCGCATGGAGCCAAAGGCGCGCGAGGAGCACGAGGTGCAGGCCGGCGTGCTGGTCGACACCGTGGGCTTCGTCACGACTGATGACGGCGTGTTCGGCGGATCGCTCGACGGCGAGATCGGCCCGGACGGTGCCAGCGAATACAAGGCATTCGTGGCGCCCGAGAAGCTCCGCGCGATCATCATCTACAGCGACTGGTCGACCCTGATGGACCAGGCCCAGGGCGGCCTGTGGCTGACCGGCCGCAAGTGGATCGACGCCTGCCTGTACTGCCCTGCCCTGGCGCCGGCTGGCAAGCAGCTCACGCGCCGCCGAATCCAGCGTGACGACGACTACATCTACGACCTCGAGCAGGACTTGCTCAAGTTCAAGGCGGTCGTCGACAGCTATGAGGCCGTGCTGCGCGCGCCGACCGGTGAGCAGCCGGTCGAGGTCGCCGCAAAGGTCGTCCGCCCCTCCCCTGTTCTGGCCGCGCCTGCGGCTTTCACCCCCAAGGCTTCTCCGGTGCTGGCCGGGCTGCCGTTCTGATCGGAGATTCCATGGCTCAACTCTTCGGGCTCGCGCGCCTTGGCCGCGACAGCGAGCTTCGCTACACCGCCGACAACACCCCTGTCTCGAACCTCTCGCTGGCCTTCAGCTACGGGCGGCGCGCCGAGGATGGCAAGCGTCCCACGCAGTGGGTCGAGGGCGTCCTGTGGGGCGCACTCGCGGAGGCGATCTCGCAGTACCTCGTCAAGGGCACGGCGGTCGCGGTCACGCTCGACGACGTCCATATCGAGACGTTCCAAGGCCGCGACGGCACGCCGGGCCACAAGCTGGTCGGCAAGGTGACGCAGATCGAACTGGCGGGATCGCCGCAGCGCAGCGAAGCGCCGGCGCAGCAGACGCGCCAGGCCGCGCCGCCGACCCGTCAGCAGGCTGCACCGCAGCGCCAGGCGCCGGCGCGCCAACAGTCGCAGTCGACCGGTACCGGCTTCGACGCGATGGACGACGACATCCCCTTCTGAGGTGACCATGGAACTCGAACTGCTCTCACTCGACGAGCCGCCGAAGCCTGTGCGGGTCG